CTTCTCGTACGGCGTTTCGTATGTCATCCAGAACAACGCCATCGACAAGAAACTCCACGGCTTCTCCGTCAGCGAGTTCAACGGCTTCGCTGGCCTCGGCACCCCGACCACGGAAGGTCTGAACGGCATCGCTTCCTGCCGTGAGGGTCTGGTGATCGTCACCCGTGTCCCTGCCGCCCCGCCCACGGGTGGTGGCGAACAGATGAATGTGACCGATCCCGAGTCCGGCTTCACCTTCGCGCTCCGCTACTTCTACAACTGGCAGATGGGTACCCACAATATGCAGGCCGTCTGGCTCCAGGGTACCTCCGTTGGCAACCCCAACGCCCTCCAGCGCATCATCTTCACCGCCTAATCAGCGGACGGTTTAGGGGGCGGTACTCCGACCCCGATGCGTCAATGCCGAGAGGCCCATCTCCTTGCCATAGGAGGTGGGCTTCTCCCTTTTGGTTGACACCCCGCTAATTCCAGATGGCAGACCTTCCCGCAGAGTGGGCGACCGATGCCCTTGAAATCCTTGGGGAAATCCCCAAGGCGGTCACCGTCAAGAATGTGCCGGGTGGCACCCCCGTCCCCCTCAACGCGCTGATGAGCCAGCCCGCCATCATGCAGGACTTGGAGACGGGAGGATTCACTTCATCGACCTCGTTTGACGTGAAGTTCCTTAGGTCGGGTCTAGTGGCCCATCCTGGCCTTGTGGCCCACGGCAACATCATCACCTACAACGGAGAGCAGTTCCGCATCATGACGGTCACCGACCGACCTCCATCGGCGTGGGTGATCTGCAAGGTGCAGACGCTGGTGCAGTAGTGGCTACTAGGGTTAGTGCAGGTAGGGGATACAGAATTAATGCTGATAAGTTTAATCAGCATATAGCCGCATATGCCCATGTATTCAATTTGAAGGTTGCAGATGTAGTTAAAGACGAGGCGCGACTACTGGCCCGTGATGCCTGCGACCTTTACCCTCCATTCTCTGGGTCTGAACCACAAATCACAAAGGGAGGAGAGGGCGGATTTGGCAACAAAGCCCGTGACAAAGGGCGCGCCGCCGTCAACCGGGACATCCGACATATCTTCGCCCCACTAGCCCAAGCACCTGCTGGCCTTGTGGCCCAGCGTGGCAACCTAGGCATCTTTGACGCTTGGGTTAGGGCGAAGAAGGAAACCCCTCCTCCCCACTCCCCTTCGTGGCTTTTTGGCAAGTTTCACAGCGGTTCGATGGGCATGGTATTCGATAGTGGTGCTTTTGATAGTTCTGGTGGTTTTACCACTCAAATCCTATTCGATAAGTTCATCCAGAGCCGACACGGTAACTTTGGAGGAGGTGGAAACATCATGCTTGAAGAGTCAGAGGGACAAATCGAGGCTATCCATAAGTTTGTCCGTGGATCGCCACACTATCGCATCAACAAAAATCGAAAGCCTGACTTTTACATTCGAGACTGGAAACTAGTCGAGCGTTACATCAAAAAGACCCAACAGCGCGTAGGCAAACTGAAGGCCGGTTGGTACTTTGCGGCAAAGAAACTGGGCAAGGTTCCGCAATCCAAATGGATTGAAGGACAAGGTTCTTCTAACGCCATTTGCGAACCAATGCTTACCGGACCAAATCCAAAGGTCCGTATTGGAAATGCTATTGGTAGAAGTTACAGCCAAGGATGGCACCTGTTCCAGAAAGCATGGAATCACCGTGGTTTTGCTATGAGGCAGAAAATGCTTCAAGCCCTAAAAGGGCCAAGCAATCACGGAAAACTATCAGAAGTTATCAGAAAACTTGAAGGCTTTAAAATCGAAACAACCTAATGAGCATCCCGTTCTATTCCGCCCGTACCATTGTCGAGGAAAAGGTCCAAGCCTACCTCGCCGCCGCCCTCACGGGTGTCGCCGTCCACAAGGGCATCACGCCTGAAACCAAGGTCATCCCCCTGGTCACCGTCTACGCCAAGGCCAGCCGCGCCGCCGAAGCCTTGGGTAGCAACCCCTACGGCAACTATACGGTGACTCTGGAGATCGGGGTCTACTCGTCCGCCGATGACGACACCCTCGACCAGCACCGCACCCGGGTTCAGACCGTCCAGAACTATATGTCCGACAAGGCGGCTCTCAAAGCCCTTTGGACGCTTAACACGGACGGCATCCTTTACGACCTCTGGGTGAACCAAGACGAGGAGGGTATGCACCAGCGTAAATACGGAAACCTGCTGGAATACACGGTCTTTGTCATGCTCCCCCCCGCCCCTTGACAACTGGCTAGTTCCAAAGACCTCCTATGCCTACTCCCCCCATTGAATATGGTGTGGCCCTCTTCTACGGCCTCTATGAAAAAGAATCGACCACCTACATGGTCGTTCAGTCTGATAACTTCAGCGAAAGTCTTGCCCTAGATGTTGAGGTTGCCGATGAAGATGGACGGGTCATCACCAACCACATCGATGACCGCCGTAACGAGTGTACCCTCGATGGCGTTCTCAAGGATGGTGCGTCCACGCCGGAGATTGGTACGACCTTCACTTATTCTGGTATCACCTTCATCCTCAAGTCGATTGAGGACAAGGGTACCAATAAGGACTATCGGAAGGTGACCGTCAAGGGTATCAAGTACCAAGAGATCACCGCCTAAACTGGCGGCATCCCGAATGGATGCGCGCTACCTAAAGGCTACCACCTGCCTGCCCACACAGACAAAAGTGTGTGGCAGGCGGTTGCTTCCATTCTGCATTAGGCACAGGATTCTCCTTGAATCTATTGATTCACCCTTTGTTAACGGTTCTACTTCCTTTAGACCTTATGATGTCGTAATGGCATCTAGAATCATTGGTTCGCACTCAAAGTATTCCATTAGTGGCCAATTCTCTCTAATGGATAAGTTTCATATCTTTAGGCTTCGTTGTTCCGTCAAATCACTTCATCGTGAAGTCGGAATCATTACAGGGTTTATCAATGAATCTTGTTCTTATCCTAAACTTTGGAATAAGAAATCAAAAGTTCACCAAAAAATCCCGTGGACGCTTTCTTGCGTAGCCAACAATGTCCGAAACGGTTGCACCCTTGAGGAAGCCTGGACTATGCCTGAAGGTGAAGCGGTCTGGATGAGCATTTCACACGCGGTATACAACGGTTCTGAAATCAATATTGTTTCCACAGACGATGACAATATGATGGACGACTTTGATAATATCATCAAACGCTTTAAGGAAAGCAATATTAAGAAATAATGGGAGCCGATCTAGTAGTAACCATTGGCGCTGACTCAAGGGAGTTTCAGAACGGACTAGCCATCGCAAAGCGCGAAGCAAACAACATCCCAGGTGCTGGAGGTTCTGGTGGAATGGGTGCCGTTGGAACATCTTTCCTTGGTCTTGCCGGAAAAGTCGTGGATGGTTTTAAGGCAATAAATAATGCCGTAAAAGGATTCCTAGATGAATCCATGGAGATCAGGAGTATGTCCAATTCAACTGGTCTTTCTTCCAGCCAAATCTACGAGTTTAAGTTTGTTGCGGAACAGATGGGAATGGGAATCCAGAACTTCACTCATGCCTTTTCCGAGTTCAACAGGAAGATGGGAGAGGCCAGAATCAAGGGAAGCGAGATGAACAATCTTCTCAATAAACTTGGAATATCTCAAGAAGAGGTTTCTAGCGGCAGTTTTACTGCGACCAAGGGGTTCTATGAACTTGTGAAGGCTTATGAGGCGGGGACTGACGCGCAGACATTGGCCTATTATGGAAATGTGATGTTTGGTTCCTCATTTGAACAAATGCTCCCAGCCATCAAACAGGGATCCATTAGTCTCAAGGGGTATGCCAAAAGCATTACAACCGTCTCCGATGATAGTACTAGGGCTTTGGCTCGTGCTTCTGATGCTTGGAATGGATTTATCACGAACATTTGGAATAGTATCCGTGAAGGTACTGGTAAGATTATTTCATTTACAGCCGGAAATATTGATAAGGGTTTGATTGGATTGCATTATTTTGCTTCAAATGTAATTCAGACTACGATGACCGATAAGAAAATCCTAGGTGGCCCCAGCCAACTTGGATTCATGGATTCAGATTTTGATAAAGTTAAAGATTTTGCCAAAAGAATTGCTGGTGAAATCAGCAATAATCCTTCCTTTAATAAGGAGGAAAGGGATGCATACATTAGGGAAGCCGCAAGTTATTACAGCGATAAGGAGCAACGAGAAAAGTTCATGAAATACATGGATGATTTCATGAAAACAGGAGGAGTTAAACTTACTCCTCTCGGACTTCATTCCGCCCAAGGCGCGTCCACCATGCAACAGATGGGCGGCGGTGACATCGTTTCCGCCATCGCCTTTACTCCGCTTGAGCGCATCGCAGATGCAACCGAGGAAACCGCCAGAAACACGGCCCCGAGCGCACAAACCACTATCGAAAAATCAGAAACAAAAACCGTACTAGGATCATAACATGGCACTCCCAAATAAATACGGAAATAACCTAGCAGATCCTGTTGTTCAGCCAGGGTGGACCATCGACTCGGACGGTTTTGGTATGCTCCAGTCAACAGTAACCTTCAAGTGGGCGAAGTCTAACATCGCAAACTTCCCTCTTGTTTTTTATCGTGGTGCGCCCCACCCAAGCCCTGAGTACGATCAATTGAAGTTGTTTAAGGCCACAATGACCGAAACAACTGCTGAAGTGATTGAGGTAACCGCAGAGTTCTGTGGTCTAGCCAGAAACGGCGGTGGAGTTCCGGG